GCCGTAGGAAATGTTATTGATATTGGCGTTGGTGTAGGTGCTGATTGTCAGCGCATCCTCAAACAACTCGTTGACCGTAACGGCGCGAGGCGCGTCATTTGCGGTCAGATCCGCATCGGCAATCAATAGCTCGTCGGCAGAGCCAACCGAAGTAAGGTTGGTCTGGTCGGTAATTAACGCCTGGTAGATGTCCGTGCCGTCAATCAGGTTGTGCAACCCGGCGGCAGTCACCGTACCGTTGGTGGCAAAGGTCTGGGAGCGATTGAATTTAATAGCCATATTACGGTATAAACCTTAGTGCGGTCATATGCAGGGTTCCGGCAGGAACCGTTCCGGCAGTGGTGGTCGGGTTGGTGATGGAGTAGCGAACCACGTTGTTCGCTATGCAATGAAAGCCGATAATTAGGCCGGAAGATCCGGTCGCAGATCCAAGGGAATTAAGGGTTCCGATGACAATGTCGCTGACTTGGGAGCCGGTCAATGCAACGGTTCCGTTGGTGGTTCCGGCAGAGTTGTGGGCTGCAACCGTGGAGGCGGTAAAAGCCGCAGTTCCGTAGGAAGCATTGGTAATGCTAGGACCGGTAGCACCGATCTCCAGCGTTCCAACCGTGGCCGTGGTTGTGACGGACATCCCGCCTGTGTTTGTAATAGTTCCGATGGTGGCCGTGTTTACGCTGATTGTTCCAAGCGTATTTGTCCCGGTGGAGGCGGTGATGGTAGAACCAAACGTTACCGCGCCAAGCTGGAGCGGGATCGTTGCCGTGCTGATGGAGGCGGTGGAGATGGTGGCCGTAGAAAGCGTTACGGAAGGGATGGTGGCCGTGCTGATTGTCGCCGTGCCAACCGAAAGGGTTCCGATGGTGGCGGTTCCGGTGGATGCGGTCAGGCTTGTGCCGAAGGTGACAATGCCGGACAGAAGGCTAATTCCATCCACCGCCAAAGAGCCGGTGCTTTGTACGCCGGTGGTGGAAAGGCTTAAGGCCGATGAGGTATTGTCGCCATCGGTAATGACCTGAAGATTGCCGTCAACGCCACCAGTCCCAAGGGTCTTGAGAAGCTGGGGATAGCTGGTCGAGATATTCTGTGTACCTAAAGTGGGCATTTATCCTCCGTGGGTGAGCCGGGAGCGGATCGCATCCCAAACCACACTGACTATAGCACCTATGGAGCCTGCCACAAGGAGCATCTTGGTTTTAAGGTGTTCCAGGGAAGTCACCCTGTTTGACAGGTCGCCAAAGCTGGATAGGGAACGCTCGACCATCCCGATCAGGGTAACTTGACGTTCTTCCATCCGAGCCAACCGCTCGGACATGGTCCCGAACTTTTCCCGAAGATCATGGATCTCATCAAGACTCACGACCTTTTCCCTCCAGATATTTTAGCGCAACCGCCAGATGCACCACCGCGTCCACAATCTCGTCCCGATCCCGACCCTCCTCCACAATGCGCTTGATCGAGCGGTTGACGGATAGAAGGTGCTTCACCTTCCCGATGTACTTCGTTTCCCTCGCCACCGTGTTGTTCTCCCCGGCAAACCTCAACGCCTCCTTGAAACAGACGTATTCCTTGCGCGTCATCAAGAAACGCAAACTCAAATTGGTCAGCCAGATGGCGATGGTTTTCCACATGGACTACATCCCCTCCGGCACGGGCGGGGCGAGGAACTGGACGGCAGAGGTCATGGCTGAATCCATTGCCTCTCCACACGATCCTCAAACCAGACAAGCGTAGGCTCCCAATTTCCTTCTTCGGGCTTGTCGATCTTGACCAGCGGAACGATCTGCGGCTCCACCCAATCATCCGTATGCGGATAGGGGCGGATTGAATCTTCAATGCGTAGGCTTCCATCCTCGTTGAGCAGGATGCTTTTGAGTTCTTTTGTGCCATCAGCCCAGATAACGCCGAAAGTCTTCATGTTCCGTAGGCCACCTCCACGGCATCGACAGAGGCCACCCATCGCCAAGTTTCGGAGGCAATGCCTGTGGCCTCAATTTTTAGAGCATCGTTGGTATCGTTAGCGGTGATTGAAATACTGGTGCTGGCGGCGTTGTCAGTGCCAATCGTGACGGGCGCATAAACCTCGCTGGTGGTTCCAGCCACGTTCTTGATACAGTACTGGCGCAGATAGTGGGCGACAGCGGAGCCGTCTGATTTTGCTCCCGTAATATTGATTAGCATTGCCATAATTTTCCCGCTTGGAACCGTTAGACGAACGGAGCTTCCATCAATAAAAAATTCGACGGCCGAGTTTGTGGTTGTTTTTGCCCTCAATACGGCCCTGATGGTTTGGGCGTCACCATTTGCCGCAAACGGCTGGATTCCATGAGCAAAAGTCGTTTGCCTGTCCCCACGGCCGCCATAACCAATCACAAAACTTCTTGGGGACGTGGCGTTATTGTCTTGTCCTCCAATCGCACAAGACGCCGAGTTTGATGCGATGGCTCCAAGTCCAATAGCAACAGAATAAGCACCGCTGGCAGTTGCACCGCCAATGGCTATTGCTTGGAGGCTGTTGGCTATCGCTTGATTACCAATGGCAACAGATTCGTTTCCACTTGCTACCTGAGTTGCCCCGCTTCTGTTTGTCACCATGCAGATGGCTCTTGTGCCTCTTGCATTTCCGCCCGTGCTGGTTCCATCAGGCTTTGGCCCGACAATAAAAGCCCCCGTTCCTTTTGGGGTTAGCACTAGAGCAGAGTTGGTTTCGCTGTGCTGATTGGTAATGGCAACATTGGCTTGGGTGGCGGTGGTTCCGTCGTCAATGTTTAGGGCAGAGTTCTGAACCGTAGCCGCCCCCGCCCCGTCCGCCCGCAGGATGGCATTGTCGGTGGCTCCAGTTGAACCACCCACTCCTGCCGCCCCCAGCGAGGTTACAGTCCCGCCAGATGTTTTTGTCTTTAGAACTCCGCTTTCTGAATAAACTGCAAGATTCCCAGAGTCAGGACTTGCTGGCTCCGTCACATCCTTAAATAAGGCTTTCCCTGCAAAATTTGGATAATCAGGCATTTAGCACCTCCTCAATCCTTTCCTTCACCTGTTCTTCCGTCAGGTCGGCAAGCTCTGGGCCGTCCTGACCATAAAGCTCAATCACCTCACGCTGGCCTATTTCCCTAATTTTTACCTCGCCAGTTTGGTCTTTCCATATTTCATAGGAAAATCCGTAGAGCGGATATTCCCGCCAAGAAACTTGGTATTCCCTAGACAATAAAACCGTATAGGTGGTTTGGACTTCCATTTTAGACAACCCTGTAAATAGCCGAAATTCTCCACTCAACCGTCTCGCTTGCCGCTCCCGTTACCTCTACTTGCAATGCCTCGTTGGTATCGTCCGCAGTAATTGCAACCGACCAAGTGGGAGAGCCTTCGGTCTGGTCTGCGCCAATCGTTTGAACTGAACCGATAATGGCCGTGCCGTTGGCGTTGTTTCTGCGAATAGCGACCATTCGCCTTGAGGAAAACCATTTGTCCACCGTGTCGGTGCGGCGAGCGATAATGTAAATGTCCGCCATGACGGCGGTGTTGGCGGCAATGGTGAAACGATTTGTGGCTGTTCCGTCCAAGTTAAGAATTGTGGGCGTGGCGTTGGTGGTTTGCCCAGACCAGTAGGCCGCACGGATTGGAGCGGTTACAAACTCCGCACGAAATGATGTTGTAAGCTGAAACCCGCCAATAACAACTGACCTGTCGTGGTTGGCCTGATTAAGTCCGCCCATCGCAACTGCGCGGTCTGCATTAGCCTGACAATTTCCGCCGATTGCCGTTGAATCAACGCCCCCAGATCCAGACTCTTTGATTCCACCATTTATGGCGACGGAGCCAGTTTCTCTTGCATTTTTGCTTGCGCCGATTGCAATAGCAGATTCATGTGCGTATGTGCTTGAACCAAGTGCAACTCCGTTTCTGTATCTTGCGCTTGCCCCGCTCCCAATTACAACCTGCGAGCCAATATCCGTGCTATCATAGGCTCTTGTGTTTGTACCGATTACGATTGAATTAGGATTGGCCGCAACCTGATTGGTGGCCGATCTGCTGGGTTGCACATTGATTGCGTTTGTCCCCAGCGTATCCCCGCCAGAAAACCCAACCTGAACGGCTCCCGTGCTGGATGTGACCGGAGGATAGCCGCCTCCACTCCCGCCGCCGCCGAAGAAGCCCATGATTAACCCTGCACTCCGATGACTCTGGCAGTGCCTGTGGATGTAATCGCCGCAATCGCACCGGTTGGAATGAATGATCCCTCCCAAGT